CGATCTCACCCTCATAGTAGCCCTCATCAAGCACCAACTGGGTTCCTGAGAATGAAAAGACAGCAATACCGTCTGCAAAGTTGCCACCTACGTCAGCAGCCGCCAATGTAAACAAAGTAGTGGTGGTGCCTTTGGCCCTAAACTTCAGCGCACAAGAACCACCAGAAAAGTCTATAGCTGTGCCTGTGTCATCACGGGTCAGCTTTGCTTGAATCTGTGGGGCTTGATCGCCCTGTACTAATTGATAAATCATTCTATCACCTCGGCTCAGTTGGCCATATTATATCATCTAAAGACGTAGCTTCAGAATGCGTTTCTGGTATGTCTCGCAGGGCTTGCCTGTAGGTCGCCCATTCTGCCTTCTTTGCGTCTGTAATCTGGGAATCAAGAATTTGCGTCCAATCGCAAGAAAACAGCTTAATGTCTCGGCTGCCTCTTACATCACCCCAAAACAATGCACCACTAAATGCCCACGCTGAACCTACCCACTCATGGTATACGGAAGGCTGAGAATCCCTTGTCTGCCAGCCATTATTCCAATACCAAGTATTGATAACGTCCTGATCATTAGATTCATGGCTTATATGCCTAGCAACGCATCCACTATATTCTTGACCATCGACGTACATATTATCAACAGCAGGACTGATCGTATATGCCACCTGACCATCTGACTGCACCATTGCTACTTTTATCATGTCAGTATTCCAATTAGATTTGTCTTGAAGCCGCCACCAAACGATCCAGATGGACTAGGCGCTGCATTAGTTACTGGCGTTATTTTCCCAGCTATCGTTTTAGCAGTAAAGTTGAACTCCTGAAAGAACGAATACAGTATTGAGAAGTTAGGGAAGCCTTGAGGACTTCTGCCAACCTGATTTTTGCCGCTCATCAACGTATATACTCCGCTCATAGATGCAACCGTAAATGATGTCGGGGTAGTAGATGTCGATGTTAAGTCATCAAATGACACTGCTGATACTCTTAAATTAGAGTTGTTCGAGCTATACGCCTGCTCACCATTAGCTTTGTAAACATTTAAGCCGTGATCTGGTGAGCTATTAGTAGGCATATCTCTCGATCTAACACCTATAAAATAATCTACAGTAAAGCTAGAGCTTGCCTGCCAAGGGGCGAAGAATGCGAACCCGTCAGAATACACCGCTAAAGTTATCTGCCTAGTAAATGTTTGTGCAGTTGGCTTGGCAAATATCAGATAATCAGTTGGCGTATTAGCAGGAAAAGAAACCTTGTTAAGGGTCTGAGTCCCAGCAGAATTGACATAGCTTCTAGTCACCGAGCCACTAGCAAACGACGATATGTTGTCGTAGGTTGCGTCAATCTGCGTGAAGCCTGATTGGTTTTTAACCAATATGCCGTAGCTCATATCCTAAACACCTGCACGTTATATGTGCCAGCATTTGTGCTGTCAGTATTAGTCACGGTGAACTGATTAGTGCCGATACTAAGCTCTAAAAATAGATTGCTTCCCTGAGTTTCATTAAGCCCCCAAGTGCCATCATTAGTTAGCCCAGATACAGATACGTTAGTCGATGAACTAGCCGATACTGACCCAGTATAAAAAGCCACATAGCGAAACTCTCTATCAGTCGTATCTAGCCTGATATTAGAGCTTGCGTCATATACCTTTAAACCATAAGCCATTAGGACAGGTCACCAAGTTGAACGCGGAGCGTTGATCCTTCGTAAATCTTTATAACGTCCGACTCTATCTCCATCCTTGATCCGCTTGCAGCAGACTTAATGCTAATTCCCGCGCTTGCAGTTCCTGCAATATTTACCTGACTAACATCAATAGTGCCTGTCTTTAGCAGGCCGCCATTGATAGTAGTAATCTCAGTGCTAGATGCATCAGCAAGCTCACTGTTTAGATTAGTAAATGTCACCAAGCCATCGAACTGGAAGCTTGCAAAAGGTGTACCAAACGTAAGAGTCTGTGTCCCGCCAAACGTAGCTTCTGTAACATAATAACTGGTAGCCCAATACTTAGCGTCACCCCCAGTGTTAGTTGGCGGTGTTCTTGACCAGTTAGTAGTGAGACCACCAAATGCTCCAGTGCTAAAGTTGTAGGACGTTGCAGACGGGCTTGACGGTGCAGTAGCACGTGACAAATAGTAATAAACATACCCAGCAGCATTTCTAGGGCCGTCAGCTCCTGTGATACTTTGCCCGTCTTCTCCGTTCTGCACAAAAAGAACAGGCGTAGTCCAAGATAAGCTAGAGTCAGTACCAGTCGCCCCGCTAATTTGCGCTTTGGTTATCGATATATAAACAGGGTCAGTTCCGCTTGGTATTTCCTCAGACCAGCCAGATGGGGCAGTAATCGTATTAGTAGTAAAGTTATAAGAGCCTCCAGACGGTGCGCTGGGTGTAGTTGAATCCCTTTTATGAACAGCAAACGTAAATGTACTTAAACCATCAGTGCCATCATCACCATTTTCAGCAATAACCACGGGTGTTGACCAAGTGCCTGCTGTAACCGTACCTGTATCACCAGATATAGAGAATTGGAATGTAGCCTCGTAGATAGGATCAGTTCCAGAAGGTATAGTTACCGACCAACCGCTAGGGGGTGTTAGTACGTTAGTTCCAAAGTTAAACGTGCCGCCTGTTGGAGTAGATGGCGTGCTAGTGTCCCTTTTGAAGATTGGAGCCGTAAAGGTAGACTTGCCGTCAGTACCATCAATAGCAGCCGCGTTAGTGGTAGCTGATACCTCTGCCGTATATAGCGGGTTACCATTCCCATCGACAGTCTTATTTCCACTGTAATCAACCGATCTAAACTTGTAGTAATAGGTCGTTGCGTCAGCCAAGCCGCCATTCAAGAACTCAGCATTAGCACCAAAGCCACCCCCTACAGTAGCGACCTCAGAGAACGATCCACCAGAAGATGTGGCACGATAGACCTCCACATTAGAAAAGTCCTTATCCGATGGGTTAGTCCACTCAAGACTGATTGATTTATAACCAGCGGTTGCTGATATAGGTGTCGGCAATGCAGGCGCAGTAGTATCTCCGACAGAGCCTTCGTTGGCATATACAAACCCACTCTTAACGCCAAGCGAGTTGATTGATCTAACTCTGGTGTAGTAGGTCGCACCAGCCTCAACTGGAGAGATTCTATAAAGCGTATCGTCAGTCACTACAGACTGGAATGTGCTGTTATCTGTAGACCACTGAACATCATACTGATCCACGAATGAGTCGGTACTTGCTGTCCACGAAACAACCATAGAGGTAACGATAGTTCCGTCCAGAGCAACACTGGTCTCAGCGTTAGCCTGTAATCCAGTAGGAGGTACAACACTAAATGGATCAGGTAAGTTTGGAGCAGGGTACGCTATCTCTTCGGCAGAGGTATCATAGGTATAAATTGAACTATCATATTCAATTACATTGACAGTGCAGGTGCCATTATAATTTAAAGTGATTTCCTCAACCTGAAAAGGCTTTCCGACCCAAGCTGGAGTCGGATGGGTAACAGTGACAATATCGCCAACACTTAATTTAATCGACTCACTTGTTGCAGTAAAAGATGCTCTTGTTGCACTTCGTGATCTTCTGAGCATCACTCTTGCTAAGTCCCTAGCGACATAAAAGCTGGTCACTGTTTCTAAGTCCATATTCTCAACTAAAAGAGTGCCACCATCTTCATTCAAAAAGGTAGTTTCTTCTGTAGAGCCAGCATCAGGCCATACTGCTTGGTCTGGCTGGTAATCAAGTTCAGCGTTAGGAAACTTGACAATCATCCTGTTAAATTTGTCTTTCTTTTCCTCACCCTTGATCGAAATGCCACCAATTATTGTGTCTGTGTCAAATGCAAAAACACTAGACCCAGACTTGTCTATTTTTAACCCATATTCACCCTGAGTATAAGGAAGGAACCCACGGCATCCTTGAAGCATTGTTTTGATGTTAGAAAATAAAGTTTCATCGGTCTGCAAAACAGCGTGCGTCTGGAATATCTTTTGTCCTGATGGGCCGCCAGAATAAAAAGTCACACTCTCGTCGCAGTCAGTAGCTGCTGCTGCAAATGCAGTGTCATCAATCGCTGATGATGGCAACCCCTTCCCGTATCGTGCATTAGTAAGGTAATCACGAATACATAAAGCAGGGTTATCACTATACGCATTAGCCGCGCTAGGACTTCTAGGATCGTAGACTTTCTTGCCACGCACTAAAGCAGTTATTTCAGGTATGCCGCTAAATGCGTCCTGATCCCACTTTAATCTTATTCCAATGTATGCAACACCACTTAGCTTATGTGCTGTAGTCCAGCCACTAGCCTCTGCCAACAATGAGTCATAGGTTTGATTGTCAGCACCAGTATGCACATTAACAGTGTAGAGGCCAGTATATTGACTGTCGGTAATAGGCTTATCATCTAAAAATATATTTGTAATGGCATCGACTTCGCCCTCACATAATGTCAAAGCAATATATAAGTATTCATTTGGATCGCCACCACTAGCATCTCTAGTAGAAACAAATACCCTGACACCACCGACACGCCTAGTGCCATAAATTACAGGCAAAGGCTCAATGTTTGATTCTTTGTTAACAAGCACACCAGCCATAGCATCAGCTTGTTTCTTAGCCTGCTTTTTAGCTGATTGAATGCTGGAGTAACTAATCCCAGCAGATACTGCAAACAGTGCTGCGACAACCCAAAATGCCATCTATTTTTTACCCCATTTCAAGTCTTTGATTGTATTTGCGGCAAACTCAAATCCTTCATCATTAGGAAAGTGTAACGCTTGAGAGTTGTGGTTAGTTTTTCTGCCGTTTAACTTTTCGAAGTCAGCCCAATGAGAAGCTGTAGTTACGCTAATCTCACTAGAGCTTTCATCATCTTCGATTGAGAACCCTGTAATAAAACCATCGAACACTAATATCGGGCTTCCAACAACAGCATCATTACTATCAAGCACAGCCCTATATAGCTTAACAGGAACGTCAACATAATTTTGCGTGAGGAATATGCTGACATAACTTTGTTCGACAGAGCTAAGAGTTATATCTATACCATTGACAGCTAACTCTGCGGATTCAGATGAAGAGCCAAAGCTGAGAAAGTTAGCACTGCTGGCCCATGTGCTTGATAATGCAGATATGTCTCTATCCCAATCAGTTATCCTGATGGCAGTAGAAAAACCAAAATAGATTAGGGTTGCAAAATTAAATGAGTCACCCTGTAAAGCTGCCTCTGTGCTTGCATTGATCGATCTGGTCATTAGATTGCCTCAATAAAGTCAACTTCATATTTTACGAGTGAGGCCAGCCCTACAGAATATTGCTGCAAATCGTTATTTAAACGTACAGTAAATGGTACGTTATCATAAGTAATCGCAGTGTCATTTGCAGTAGCTTCACGAAGAGCAGGCTCAATAGTAAGAGTGCCTGATCCAGTTAAATCAGAAACCACCATATAAACTTTATTATGGTTAGCGAACTTAATGACATCTCCAGCCTTTAGGGTGCCAGACAATCCGTCAATGACAATAGAAGTTTCACCAATACTATCTGCTCCAACTGTCTGTACAGTGCCTGTGGCATTGCCTGATTTAGAGCTTATTTCTGGTAGCACGATCTGAAAGGTTTCAGCCATGCCATTTTGTGCCATTATAAAAGCATAAACAGGAGCAAATTCTGCGGTAGTCAAAGGCGGGTATGTAGCCTTAAATTCAAACCGTTGGCCGCCAATATTGCGTACCTGAGTACGCCCAGACAAGCTCTCGCTCATTAGGTTGTATGACTTAGAGGTAAACCCGACCGAGTTAAAAACGGGGGTGCTGGGATAAGTTCCACTCATACTAGGCTCGCTGCTCCTTTGTTATTCATCGCTTGATTAATCATGCCAATAATCTGGCCTCTGCGAGATTGTAACAGTTGATCGAACCCTTTAGTGTCATTCGCCTGAATAGTAATATTTACAGCAGGAGCTACTCCTTGACCTTTGCTGTGGTCAATGACAGTTTCATTAGGATGCAGAATAGCAGGGAAACCACCTTTGCCGTCAACACCGCCAGCCCTTGAGCCGCTGCCAGTAAAGCCACCGCCATCAAAAGATTGCGATCTAATCTGGGCAACCTGAGCAAGACCAGCAGTTACTACACCAGCAGCCATCATAAAGTTTAGAGGTGTTGAGTAATCACTCAGGGCTTTAGAGGCTCCAGAATAAGTGTTCATTATCGCCTGCCCAATCTGGAAGGCTTTATTAACCGCAAATAGCTTTTTGCTGTGGGCTGAAGATGCGGCAAACTGCTTGCCAAGCTCACCCACTACTTGCTGTGTCTTTTCGGTAGCTGTCAGGGCTTCGAACTTAGCTAAGTTAATAGCACCTTTCCGCCTTATTTTATCTTGAAAAGTTTCTTGCTTTACAGCCTTTTCACCTTCAGCGGCTAATACTGCTGCGGGAGAGTTAGCGGCTACAACCTCTGCGGTTTCACGGGAGGCCAGTTTTATCTCTTCATATGCGGCAAGAATCCCCTCAGCAGGATTCATCGTTCGCATTATTTCTATTTCGGTTTTGAGTTCTTGGATGCCTGCATTAGCATCGTCAAAAAAGGCAGTTATTCCATCACCGATTATTGGCTTGCCTAGCTTTTCAGCAATAGCATCGTATAAGCCTATAAACGGACGAATTGCATCTACTAGCTCTTTACCAATAAACACGGCCAGCTGGTAAAATACTAATTTAGCTTGCTTGGCAAATATAGACATAGAGTGCAACGCACCCTGAACCTTAGCAAAAGCAGTAACCAAAGCATCTGCTACACGTTGGCCAATATTACCAAACTCAGCAGAGTCTACAGCAGACTGCCTAAAGAGGTTCGCTACCGTTTCAATGATCGGAGCAAAAGCAACGGCTAACTGATTACCTAAGCCAGTGAATACGCCTTTAGCCCTAGTTATAGAATCATTAGCCGCTTCAATCTGTGCAGTGTCTGCTCGGCTCATAGCCAGACCAAGTATATTGGCCTCTTCTGCCATTCTAGCCAGACCCTCAGAACCACCTGCTAACGTATTAACAAGGGCAACACCTTCAGAATCAAACAGCTTCATAGCAAGGCGAACTTTATCTGACTGGCTTTTTACTTTAGCCATAGAATCAGCAATCACATTCATCTGCTGGTCTAAAGGTAATTGCTCTAGCTCAGACGCATTAATGCCAAGCTCATGCAATGCCCCTACAGCCTCTCCTGTGCCGTTAGCAGCCTCACTAACTCTTCGGGTAAGGCGTTGCATTGCCATATCCATAGTGCCAGCAGAAACGCCTGTAAGCTCTGCTGCATGACGCAACCCAGCTAAAGCCTCTGTAGTTATACCTATCTTGTCTGCCGTCTTTGCTAATTGGTCGCCTGATCTAAGAGATGAGACTGTCAGCGCAGTCATTGCAGTTGCGGCAGCAGTTATAACCACAACCGCAGCTTGGAAGGCTTTTTTAGCAACCGTGGCTAAACCGCTAATAGCTTTTGTAATAGTAGGGAATCGTTTTTTAACTTTGTCTGCGGCTTTACCTATCTTTGCAAAACCATTGCGAATGCCTGCGAATGCTGCTTCGGTCTTATCAAAAGCCTTGATTATAATGTTTACATTTTCAGCCATTAGATTCGCTCTGTATTTTGAAATAGGCCATCCATTCGTGGAAATGGTTAAGCGGCATATTTTCTGCTTCTTCTATTGTGAGGTGGAGGCGGTCAGCCAAGGAAAGCAGGTTCATCCTCGACTGATCGCTTTTTAGTTTCCCTCAAGTGCCTCAGATGTCTCAATCTCTGCAAACATCTGATTGGCAATTTCAGAGATAACACTTGTCTCCTCACCCATCAGGTCAATGCGATCCTCAGCAGAAGTAAAGAGCTTGGTGCCGCCCTCGTCTTCTGCCTTCATGCAAATCAAATCTACCATTGCACCGACAGTAGTGTTTTGAAGAAAGTTAGGGTGCTTCTTCTGCAACTGGTCTAAGTCATAGCAGGTAATGCTTCTGCAATACAACTTAAACGCTCCAGATTCGTCACCCCATTCTGGCACCTGCACTTCTCGTGCCTCAACCTTTCTTCTACTGCGTAACTCTTTAGCTAATCCCATGGTTTAATCCCCTTATGCTGTTGCTTCAGTTACTGCTCCGCTGCACTGGATGGAGAAGCTGGCTTCTACCATACCATCGAAAGAACCAGTAATAGAGCGTGAAGTTACAATGCCGCCACCAGAGAAATAAGTCTCGCCAGTGCCAGTACCTGTTGGATAAATCTCAAAATCTACCGCAGCGCGTTCGTCAAGAACAAGTTGCTGTGCGTCAGCCTCATCCCAGTAGCACTCGATAGTTACTGTATTGGTTTTTAGACCTTCTTTGTAAGATCGTGCGGTATCGCCCATTACACTATCCTCAATGGTATCTGCTGAACCATCAAACGTGAAAGAACGAACCTCACCCACAACGGCCACAGAGCCGCCAGATGCCGCGATTTTTACTACACCAGATGCGCCTGTTTTAGTCGCCATGATAATTACCTCTAATTAAAGTTAAGTTGTGCCGCGAGTGTACTGATACAGAACGCGGATTGTCATAATGACCCCACCAACGGGATCAATAGAACCTTCGTCGATCTCGACTCTAGTGATCTGCGTATCTAGTGCATAACCACCACGCAAACGATCAACGTCAAGACCCTCTTCGATTGCTTCGATAATGTTGTTTCGGGCCGAATCAATAACAGACCCCTTAACGTAGCAAATAAATTCGTAGTTGATAGTAGCCATACGCTGAGTGATTGACCCACCTATGCTGCTATCTTCTCTATCCTCATCTGCACTTCGAACAAGGATAGCAGGAAACTGTGCGCTTGATAACTTAGTGAAATCAAACGGCTCTCTCGTTACATACTTAATATCTACTGGCGTTTTAACCGCCTGTAAAGTAGCTACTAAGTTGTTTGCAATGTTCTCTCTTACACTCATTTCAACGCCCTAAAGAATACTTCGCCTAGTTGCTTTTCTTCTCTGCCGCTAAACCCAAAAAACGGCCTAGTCTTATTATTCATTGCCGCCTTCTTTGACTCGGTAGCTCTAGTAAAGAATATCTCAGCCTGCCTACTGCTTGCCCTTGAGGTCATTGAGCTTAACATCTGACCTGTAAACTGTAGGTCTGGATTAGTGCTTCTGCCTCTACTAGCCCTAAATGCTGCATAGATTGGCGTGTACTTCTTAAACTTGCCGCCCTTAAAGCCAACACCTTTACTGGTACGGGCTTCAATAATATTAATACCAACCTGAGCAGTAACCGATAGCGCCCTTTTGACACTAGCTGATAGCTCTTTGCCCTTTTTGCCAATACGCTTTGCAACAGCCTTGGCATTGGTATCAATCTTTACATCCATTATCTATCTAACCGCTGCCCGACAGGTTGCTTCTCATCATAATCAACTGTGCCGTCACCATCTTCATCATAGTCAACGCCATCAGCTAATACAGATTCTAGCTCTTCACCGTATCGCGCCTTGTAGAAGTCAATCATGTTTCCGAATCGATCGCCCTCTGTCCAGTTAGTCAACTGGGGTAGAGCATAACGCCATAGGACTAGGTAAGCACTAGCCATCGTAAACTGTGTTGCTGTGAGCTTAGTATTGTCCATCTCACCCGCTATGTTCTTTCTGGGCCACCACTTGATCCGCAGTTCACGCTGAATATCTGCCTGCGCTTTCGGGTGTTCCAATACAAAAGACTCGATACCTAGATCGAGAATATCGGGAATCAGTTTTAATAAATCTGCGTCGCTTGAATAAGCCATTACCACTTCACCTTATCTGCCCAGTATGCCGCTGAAGCTGTTTTATCTTTGCGGCCTCTTGCTATGTCTTTAGCAAACCGAGCTTTAAACGATCTGCGTTTAGCTTTGTCTGCTTCTGATTCGTTCTTGCGGGGTGGCTTGTTGTCTGCACCCTTCTGACCGAACCTGATTAGCTTTATCTTGTCGCCTTCTTTAGCTAATACAGCGTGACTCTTGCTGTCATGCTTGGGGGTGCGCTTGGGCTTGTTGTAGCCCTCGAACCTTTCACCGCGATAAGTTATAGCCATATAAACCTCGTAAGAAAGCCCCCTCCGAAGAAGGGGCAGTCAGTCTTACAGTGCAGCGTCAGACAGAATCTCAACACCGAATGCATCGTCAAGCTCGGCAACACCATATACAGCAGTGGCGTTAAGCTCAAAGGCACGCAGAGACTCATCACGCTGAGGCGCAATGTTGAAGTCACGCTTCATAGCGATCATCAGAGCTTCAGGAGCAAATACAGCGCCTTTAGCGTCGTCATTACCGTCGATAGCTACGTTAGATGACTCGTATACGTTGATGCCAGCGATAGTACCAACATAACCGTTGCGCATTGCTTCGTTCTGCAAGTCGCCACCATTGGGGTTAGCAAAGGTGTTGGTCAGGTTAGCTTTCAGCTGGTAAGCCTGATAAGGGTGTACAACAGCGTTGATCACGCCAGTTACCTTGTTGGCACGCAGAGTAGCAGCAGCCTTGAACAGATCAGCTACAGTAATCTCAGCACCAGCAGTACCGATAGAACCAGAGAAGCCGTCAAACAGGGCAATCAGGTCGGTATCAATCTTAGTGGCAATAGCGTTACCAAGAACAGTACCCAGCTCAACAGCAGGGTTGCCGTCACCGTAGGTAGCCATGTCAGTCAGCAGAACCTGTGCGCCTACTTCACCAACAGTTACAGAAACTGAGCTAGTAGATACAGTGGTGCTGGTCATGTCAGTGCCTTCGGTCAAGTCGGCAGCAGCGATTGCTGGGTACTTAGGAACCTGAATGGTCTTACCAGCTTGGGCTTGGATGTTGTACTGAGTAACCAGACCCATCATTAGTGATTGCTCTTCGGCAGTGAAACGAGCCTGAGCGACGATATTGACGAACAGGTCGTCGAGAGTTGTTGAAGTTGTTGCAGCCATGATAATGCCTCTAAATAAAATTAAGTTGTGGTTTGGTGGTTACTTTCGTTTCATAGCAGCAAATGCTTCTTTGCCGCCATCGCTCCAGTTAGCAACCATATCTGCCACAGATTGAGGCTTCTGTGTCGAGCCACCAGCGTTACCCATCGAGCCAGTGCCGCCTTGGGAGGCTTTGACCATGTGTGGGTTTACTGTCAAGAACTCTGCTACCATCTCATTAACTGATAACAGATCACCGCTGTCATTGTAACGCGGAGTACCGTTATCGTCTAGCACCTCTACATTGCCGTCATCTGACAGGCGTGTATTGGTTTTGAGTAGCTGAGACACTTGAGTTGGGTTTACAGCGTTATTGTTGGAAGCCGCGCCAAGAATCGCTCCATCTACTAGCGTCTGTTGCAGCTTGCTTTTATAACTCTGTATCTCCATGTCTTTCTTTTCGACCGTTTGCTTCAGGACTTTATCGAACTCCCCGCGCTCTTTCTGTCGCTCTAGCTCTGCGGCTTCTTTTTTTGCCAGCAGGTCTTTAGCTTCATCAAGGTCTACGCCTGACAGTCTTTTATCGAACTTGCGTTGCTCTCTGGCAACACGATCCGCAACAATGCGGTCTAGTTCTTCCTGAGTAAAGGTCTTGCTTTCCTGAGTTTCTACTGCCGCAGTTTCAGTCTCTGCTTGGTTTTCCATGATTTCATCGCTCATGTAACGTGCCTCTTAAAGAGTATTGGTGAATCGTTAGTCTAGCATAAATTTACGTTTTGGTTTTTTTCTTCTTTTTCTTAGGTCGTCCTACTTTGCTACCGTATGTACCTTTACCTGCTGGCATTATAATTCCTCTTCAAATACTGGTCTAAATTGATGTCCGCAGTTATAACCACCGCGAACGATGAAAGGGTCACCAGCGGCTTTACCAGCCCAACTGCCTGACCACAAATCTTGAATTTCTTCATCAGTAAATGTTTCGCCTTCATGCTCTCGACAAAAAGGTCTAGACGTTGCGATTATACGCCCAACATACTTCCACTTAGTTGCGCCAGATTCTTTACCTATTGCAGTGTTAACCGATGCATCGAACTGCATAAGGCTGTCATGTACCTGTTGTTTTGCATATTGAGAAAGCCTGCCGCCTGCTACCTCTTTTATCACCTGAACACTTGCAGCAAAACTAGCGCCTGTTAGCGTGTTCCTGTATACCTCTCGGCTAATAGCGTCAAGATACTCTGCGCCTATATCTTGGAAACCTTGAAACTGCAATGACTGCAACTGGCTAATTATGCGTGGATCAAGTTGCGTAAAGGTGCCGTATGTTCCCAGCATTTCATAGGTGCTGGCAGCAACAGCCGTATACTCTCTGATTATTCTGTCTACCTCAGCCAGATACTCTTCCTCAACTATCTGGCGTATCTCAGCCCTTGCTTGAATAGCCCACTCTAAGTCGAATAGGTTTCCATCCTGCAAAGGTGCGGTAGCAAGCAAATCAGCAATGCGTTGCTCTAGCGTTACCAGTGCTGCGGCCAACTGCCTTTGATGAGCATCAGCTATCTGGTTGAGTTCTTCAACGTGATCAACGTCTGCTGGCATTAGATTTCTTCAGGAACCTGCTCAGTAAACTGGCCTAGTACCTGAGTGCCAGATTCAATCTCTGCATGGGCTTTAGCTAACTGTTCGTCATCGAGGATTAGGTCACTGATCTTTTTGTCTATCTCCATAGCAAGGGTCGCAGACTTAACGCCTGTGGCTCTCATCTGCTGTAGGAACATTAACTCTTTATCGTAGTCGCGCAGGTCGAACGCGTCTGGATAGAAAACCTCCACATCGGGGGTGACATCCTGCCAATCACAGAACAACAACCAGAGCTGCTCTTCAGCTAACTCTAGAAGGTCTGCTTTCTCTGATAGCTTGGCATTAAGCATCTGGAACTCTGTCTGCATAGCAACGCCACTCATCGTCATGGCTTCTGTGCCGCGTACTGCACCCATGTGACTCATGCGGTTTATAGACTGAATCTTATCTTCTATAGATGCGCGTACAGCGTCTAGGTTCTGACCGCTAGGTTGCAGCTGGTAAGGCTTTAACTGTGCATCCATATCGTCAGGCAGGTTGATAATAGAGCCAGCACCAGCACTCGCGTCTGTGCCAAACGACTTGACCAGAGTTGGGTGGTTGCTTATTCGTATCAATTGCTCGATCTCTGATAGCTCTTGATAGATAGCTCGCTGCATGTAAGCAGCATCAGATATGTCGCTCAGTCCTATACCTCTAGTAACTGACCGTTGAGCAGGTAGGAACACCGCAGGAATGCGGCCAAGTACGTTGTCGTCTACTTCTACCATCTTATCTAGGTCATTGACTGAGTGCCACTGCTCTACGCGGTCTTTGTACCAGACGCGGTAATAGGTCTCTGTAGTGGTCTCGTCAACACGGATAACGCTCTCTCTTACCTTCAGGTAATCAAGCTCAAAGCGACCGCTTGCGGTGCGAACGTAGTTCCAGTCTAAAACGTTTTCAGGCGTAAACATCGTTACATACGGTCGGATGTCTTGGGCTAACTCTTCTGCCTTAGTACCAGCATTAGACTTTGGCTTATCCATCATCAGCCATACATGACCATAGACACTAGACCAAATCTGAGCTTCACGCATAAAAGCATTAAAGCTGCGGCCATCGAGATCACAATCATCTAGGAAAGGCTCAAGGGCTACGTTATTAGCTGCACTGTTGTATGCCCTCGTAGGCGGTACACGCCAAAGGAAGCTGCTGTAGATGTGGACTATGTTTTTACAGTGATTATCTAGGGGTGTCAGATCAAGTCTGCGGTCGTAGTCATCACTGGTTTCGGATATGTAGCGCGTCAGGTATGCGCCATTGAAGTAATCTTCTCCACCCATGTAGCTGCGAACATAAAACTCCCAGCGGCTTTCGTACTTATCATAATCAGGGTGCGTTGTATCTGCGTTCAATCTCATCAAGTCCACCTTTGTGGTTGTGGCGTAGCGTATTCTGTGCGAACTGGGAACAGGTGTTCGACCAAGTAGCCTAAGGCATCGTTCATGTGATCATAGCCGTCGTCTTTATTTGGAACGCTTGTTCCTTCTTTGTATGTCTGTCGCTCCAAGCTCTTAATGGTCTGCTTGCATTTTGGGCTGACAAACAAATGCCGTCCACCATCACTCGACAGTAAACGACTATTCACAGCGTTGATACGATCCCTGACCAATGCGTGTGAGTTCTTCGCCTTAACGCTGAATCCTGCGTTTTGTAAGATCGACAAATCTGTGCGACCACCAGCAGAAGTTTTCCGCTGTCTTGATGCTGGGTCTGGATAGACAATTATATTGCGCCTAGGGTAGCGGCTTATTATCTCCGCAACCATTTCATCAGTGTTAGACCCGTACATGACTATCTCGTCAACGGCAATCAGCGTCCCGCCTTTACGAATACAGATAACGGCAGACATGGGGTCTAAGTTGAAGTCCATCCCAATGTGGAGTGTACCACTATCGTCATCAATCGCCAATACAGAGTCTTCACGGTTAAAGCCGTAATAGATCAGGCCAGCATAGGTTACGAATGCAGCCTCATACTCTTGCTTGAATGTTCTTTCGTCTAGGTCTTGTCTGGCTGCTTCGATCTCTGCCTGCGGTACGTTGCCACCCTCAAGGGTTGTATATTGAAATGACTCCCAGTCATCAGAGTTATGCCCCTGCGCCCATAGATCATAGAAGTGGTTTCTCCCTTTAGGCGTACCGATAAACATAGCACCCCCTTGCCGATCAGATAAGCTAGGGCGAATTACCTCATACCAAGCCTCTGGGCGCATATCTGCAAACTCGTCAAGGACAACAAAGTCTAAAGCTCGTCCGCGCAGGTTGTTTGGCTTTTCGGCTCCTTTGAGGCTGATAACAGAGCCATTGATTAGCCTAAGTGTTAGGGAGCTTTCGTTAGTCTTCGATATATACTCATGAGGAATAGAATGAATAAGCATCTGCCAAGCAATCTCTTTGGCAGAACCGTAGGTGGGAGCAACATACCATACATTCTTATTCTTGCCTGACACTGCTGCTTTTAGCAGAGAACCTGTAGATAGAAAGGTCTTGCCGAAGCGCCTTCCTGCTACAACAGAAACAAATCTGGCCTCAGATAAAAATATTTCAGTCTGAGGTTTGGTTAATTGCATTGCTGTCTAGAATAATATTAATTGGCGGTATTTCTTGGACCTCTTGCTCAGATTCTTTCCATCCAGCTTGGGTTTTTAGGTAAAAAATATTAGCCGCTACGCTACCTGCTTTCGCTAACTGTACGAGGTTGGTCCCCATGCCCACGATTTGATTTACGCGCCCCTTTTTATAAGCCGCAAAAACTTCAGGCTGTCTTTTCTCGATAGCCCTTAAAGTATTCTCAGTAATGCCAAAATAGTCAGCGATCTGTGACTTGTTAAGCACGGACGCAAGAGCCTTTAACTCAATTGTTTGCTCTGCAGTAAGCTCTACAACAGGCCGCCCGCCACCATCACCTTGATTGCCTATTTTCATTTTAAAAAACCTGACAATGCATAAAAAACTAAACTGTTACGATACCCGCCGTCATGGGTAGGCTCAATAGGAGTTACTGCGTGAACATTCCTCCAAGCAGGGTAAAATAATAAACTGTCACTTGGCATTTCAAAACAGGCTTCGTAGTCAGGGACATAAAGGCAGCCGCCATTAGAGTTGTGCCTGTGTGTATATATGGCATTCAAGGTTTGCTTTATATTCGCGGTATCTCGGTGAAAAGGCGCTGAAATGTTAAAATTGCTAATACTACTGGTAAACAAGTCGCCAAATTTCCATTTATCATCAACAGCTGAGACCGCCTTTAATTGAGCGTTAAGGTGATCAGGCATTAGATCGGCCATTACCGCTGACATTTCTTTTGCCGATACCAGCATAGCTTTAATGAAAGTTCTGGCGGACTTAACCGCGTGGACGCTGCTTCTGTTAGGGTAAGCCCTTCTCATTAAAGGTTTTGGCGGGATGCTTCCGATAATAGTGCTGTATTGTACCGTTCCAGCCTTCTTTGCTTCAGCCCTAGTCATTCCGCTCTTAACTTTAGCCATAACGTCAGCTCTTTCTAATAGAGTCTTAGGAACCCTGTCAGAAAGAAACTCTGCATTAGCTATAGACATCAGGCTCGCAAGTTTCGGGTAATCTTTTTTGACGTCAGATATGTAAACGCCAACTAACTCATCACCGTCATACAGGTAGCAAGATTCTTTTACGTTAGGCTCTATGTACTCGCACCTTGATCCTATTTTTCTAGAATGCTCTACTTTCTGCATTTGCAACTTAATCATACGACTTTCCTCATGCAGTGCTTCGCAAACCCTTTGATGTCCGTTTTTATGTCGAGCCTATCGGATTTAACCTTTAATGTAACCCAAGGGCTCCAAGACAATGCCATTTTTTTGGCGGCTTGGTGGTCTTTTTTGCTTGCGTACCATTCATGCAACCCACCCTCATTGCTGCCTACGTTCGGGCAGCTAAACCAAACGTGATTAAACCGTAATATCCCGTTACCATTCTGGATAGTCTGCATAGCGAAATCGCGATCTTCTTTGGTATCTTCGTTATAGCTCCATTTTATTTTCGAGACGTTCATCAGAGTGCATACTTCAGCGAACTTGCTGTTAATGCCATAGCTTTTTTTCTCAGTCCAAGCGTACTGCACATAACTCAAACCAACTATCTCAAACGGCAATTTTTTGGCTTTGTCTTCAACGCTTTTTAGCACTGAAGCGCCTTTTCTGACTGTCTTTCCGTTGTATATCCCAAATCCGTCAACATCATCGTCACAGAACCAAGCCCAATCGATATATTTATCCCTACACCAGTCAAGCATGAAATTTCTTACGTATGTTACGCCCTTGTCATTAGCTTCGATGCAAATTTTATTTTTAACAGGATAAACTTCCATCTCTTGCGGCTCAATGAAGTGATATACCTCATATCCAGCATCTTCAAAAAGTTTATATGTTTTGGTTGATGGTCTCCCTTTACTTGGTATACAGACTATCATAATTTATTCTTTTCTTTGCGAAGATAGTCTAATATCAAACCACCAACATAAGCGCCCTGACCTCTCCAGAATTTTATCAACTCTGAAGCATCTTCATAATCTTGAGCTTCAAATTCTATTTGTATAGCTTTTTTGACTTCACCAGTCATGCTTTCTAATTCATCATGGAGATCATCATCATCTAAAATAGAATAATCAACTTCACCTTTGAAATCTGGAAGGACATCCCAACCGAGAATATCTAAATCAAAATCAAAATCAGATAACGCCTCAATTTCTATTTTCAAAAGCTCATCGTCCCACCCAGAATTTAACGCCAACTTGTTATCAGCTATAACGTAAGCCTTTTTCTGCGCCTCTGTAAATCCTTTCAAGGAAATTGTCGGTACAGTGTCCATGCCTAGCAGTTGAGCGGCTTGTAGCCTACCATGCCCAGCTATAATGCCATTATCCTCGTCTATAAGTATTGGATTAGTAAAGCCAAACTCTTTAATGCTTGCAGCGACTTGCTGTACTTGTTTCTCGCTGTGCGTTCTTGAATTGTTTGCATAAGGAATTAGCTTTCCTGTTTGTTTCCACTCTATAGATTCCATCATTGCTCCGTCCCGAATATCTCTTCTGCCATTGCTGCAAACTCTCTGTACCCTTCATAGGGTTCGATAGCTGCTAGGTCATCTACTATGTTAGCAACGCCATCTTGCCAGTCGATAAGCTCTTCTCTGATCTTATGCCTTTGGACATCTGTAGTCATCAACGATTCAATAATCGCATCGAAGCGGATTATCTCGTCATTTAATTCCCAATCAAAGCAATCTTCAAGTGATTTGGTAAGGTTTAATTGATCCATTTGACACCCCTAATGTCAGTGAACTAGCGGCATTATGGCATGGTTTTAACTAAAATGTAACTATGTCAGGTCGTCGGCAGCGACTGCGCCAAGCGAAAGAATTACAAAAACTATCATATAAATTATCACTGTTTGCCCCCTTGTTGGTAAGTTAAGGCGGCATTGTATAGACGATCAGTTATGATTTGAAATGCTTGTTTTAGATGATATATATACCAGTAATGATATATGGTTTAACTTTGTTATTATTTACGCAGTAATACTACGCATATAGGCACATTCTTAAACCAAATTTACCAAATGCGTAAAATGTATATTACAGTATACATTGTGCAATTTATGAAACAAAAAAACCCCCCAGCCAAGTACAAATCGGTCTGAGGGGGTGGGGGTAAGGCTCGCAACGACTTTTAACGAGCCTAGAAAATTGTGTCGGATACTACTCTTCTGAATCAAACTCAAAGTGTTCATGAAACCCATTCATTATGTATTCCTGTATGCATTGCTTTATTGTCTCAGGATTAGGCGTATCGGTATGTTTGTGCGCCCTGTTGTAGCCAGCCTCTGCACCAACTTCCACTATTTGCTCGATCAATTGATATATTTTTACTCTCATAGCATCACTCGACTTGGTAAATAATAGTCCGTTTCGGCTCCCCAGTGGACTAATCTGGGTCAAAAGGTCTAAGGGAACCTTGGCCTGATCTGTACCGCCACAGTAGATCACACTGATCGGAAGGGAATATGAAACCCTCGGCTAGTAAATTATAACCTCATAAACAACAAAAGCGGTCAACAAAGCGGTCATGGTAAATAGATGTAGTCTATAAACTACAAGCGGTTCCTCTAGCCACTCCCTAAACCTTCTGGCCATAACCTCAGCCTTTGATCGCCTGATAGCTTTGTCAGCGTGCTTGTTAGCGTCCCTAATTAGCGTTTTAACGTCCATTAGTGGCTCCCCATTACAAGTCTATCTAAATAAATTAAATCCTGATACGAGTCCATTACAAGCTCTTCCATGCTTGGCTCCAAGTACAGGTATAACTGATGTCTAATTTCTTCAAGGAAGTCAGGCGTATCCAGTATGTCCTCAAAATCGTCCAGAGCCTCCGACAAGTAAGCATCATTATCAACATCTTTAGCGTTCCTGTCAGCAGCATCGCGGAACATAGCGGCAGCCATCCTAGATGTAGCGTCCTCGCTGTAGATAGCCTCTAGGGCCAGTAAGGGCTTGTCGCTAACTGTATGAGGAAATACGTCATCCATCCAAGTCGGGTGGGTGATTAACCAGAGAGCGATAAGTCCGTCTTTGGTTTTATCTGGCAGTTCCTGATAGCTGCCTTCCCACATTGGGGTCTCGTCGCGGATAAGACCAACAGCGTCATTCAATACTTTATAAGACATTAGCACACCCCCAGATTAACGCAGTCATAGTATTCCATGTTAGAGACTATGCCGTACAAAATAAGCAGTATAGCCGCGCCTACGAATCCAGCCCTAGATTCAGCCACTTCTTGCAGCTTGGCTTCACGGGCCTTGATATCCTTTAAACAACATTCATTGATTCTCATATTATTCTCCTTATATATTTGTTTTGATTACATCTATAGCATCTGGAAGATTAGCATCGTAAAGAGCCTCACATAAAACTCCTACGCCAGCAGATATGACGTGCGACCTAACGAAATACTGTATAGTCTCGTCACTATCAGCCAATAACCTTTCCTGCATTAATTGCTTAATTACTTTTGGATCAACCTCAAGTGTGCATTCGACTTTAATTTTCATATTATTCCCCTTGATTGATTGCCCCCCCGTAGGGGGCGGTAGATTATTTGGCTTTTACGTTAGATGGTGCGTACAGCCCTTCAAGGCTTCGGACTTCGTTGTAAACGCGCACTCTTTTTGCGGTTAACCCAGTAACAATTCCAGTCACCCAGCAATCATTGCCAGCGCACTTTACCCAAACTTTTTGATTGATTTGATATTCCATTTTGCTGCCCTTTGTTTTTTGATTGAGGTGTAACTATGCGCTTAGTTTACTTAAATGTAAACCCCTAAATGAAAAAAAACACCTTAATATTCGCCTATCCTATATTCTTCATTTTTGATTTGTGCTTTCAGATCCCTAGAAAATTGAATTACTTCTTCTCGGTCAAACTTAGGTGATGCCCTCCAAGCGAGACGCTCCATAGCTTTAACTCTGCGCTCCCCATAGGTATCTGCCATCCACTGCCTATATCGTAGGACATAGTGCGCCTGCTTCATGCCCCACAGGTTACAACTAGGGCATTGGGGATGGATGTTTTCCTCGAATAGCTTAAAAACTGTTCTGCCTCTAGGGATAAAGTGACCGCCCTGCATGGCCTTGTAATGGTCTATCTTGCCGCAGGTAACGCACTGGCAGTATCCGTTATCATCGCTCGCCTTTAGCCTTACAAGGCGCTGTAGGAGCTTGGCTGCCTTCTCTACTTCCTGTGCCACCGTAGTCTTTTTACGCTTTGCCATTGATTTCTCGCTCAATCAAAAAATCAACGTAGTGCTTAATCTTTCTCAGCGACTCTACCCCGCCCTTATCCTTCCATCGAGTAATATACTTAACCACGTTGCCCTCACAAAAATCCATCTCGTTAGCCATTATGTATTCTATAGGCTGGATCGCTTTGTTTTTGTAATGATCTCCACCTACCTGATTGTCTAGTGCGCTCATTCTTCATCCTTTTTTTCAACAACTTCAATTTCTGTAGGCAAACCAATGTTGCAATGAGAGCAAATACCGTAAGCATTGCCATCATCGCCAACCCAATACTCAAGACTATTACCACAATCACAAAAACATTTAGTAGCAATAATTCCATTTGACGGAAAGTTAATGACATTACTCATCAGCCTACCTTAATTTTAACGCGAGAATCTTCACCGCTATTTTTATGATAGACCACAGCACTCATTGATCGCTCTGCTCCGTATCCTGAGTCTGAATGCCATTGATCAGTGGCGGTCAGACTACCCCAGTGTTCGAAGTGCATAGAACCTACTTCTCTAGCGGTGTGGTGGTGGATATGACCTAAATGGCAGTACCTGTTTTTGCTCTGACTCCACTCATTATCCAGATTCTTAATCACAGCCTGTAGTATCTGCTCATGCTTAATTCTATCACCATGATGGAATACAAATAGATTGTTGTGCCACTGATAATGTATGAATTTAGAATAATTAGGCACGACATCAACTCGCGGCTCTTGATCGTATAGAAGCTCTAAACAGCTAGATAAGTGACAGGCCATATCGTGATCGTGATTGCCACGCACATTAATAACCACAACTTTTTTGTGGGTTTCAAGCATTTTTGTAATTAAAAACCTAAACAGCCTGCCAGCAAGTTTAAATGTTCTCGAAATTCTCGAATCCACATCAACGGGGGTTCCTTTCGTAGTAGTGTTAAAGCTGGAATCGGCATGGAAAAAATCGCCTACATTTAAAAGAACTCCAACCTCAGCATTGCCAACCCTATTTGCCAGCCTGTTTGTGGATTCTACTAATATTTGACTTGCTATCTTTATATCCCAGTCATCAGAATCCATCTTGGTCTCTGAGTCTGCAAGCATCCCAAAGTGGTGGTCGCCAATCATATACATAGCAAGATAGTCAGAGTTTACAGATTTAGGTTCTTTTGTGGGTTTCATAAACCCTTTGAGATCGTCGGTCATGCCTTCCATCATGGCATCGATCTTGGCTCTAATATCGCGTTTCTGAGGCTCTTGTATTACCCATTGAAGGGCAACTGATCCATCATCTTTATATGCTGTGGATATTCTCTTGGCTTCAAAGCCTTCTGCGGTCTGGTGGACTAAATCCCTGTGCGGGGCTACGCCCTGACTTGATGCTATCCCCTCTAACCTGCGAAGCATCTTATCTATATTGCGCCTAGAGCTTCCGATCTTTTTGCTTGCTTTGTTAGCTGAGCCTGTCTCAATTACCGCATCTAGTATCTGATGATGCCTCTCGGTGGTTGCAAATTCCTTTAGTACCCGTGGATCGATCTTATTCACTATGCCTCCTGCTGGGCTTGTAGCTCGGCATACTCGCTTTCTGCGGGTATTGATAACCGAATGCCCTGCTTGGTAGCCCAATGATAGACGTTATCAAGAAAGTGTACAAACTCGCCTTTAGTCAGCTTGCTGGTGCTTTTTACTTGCTCTGGGATGTGCTGGTTACCAATCGAGTAACTAGCAGTTCCTAAAAACCGCTTTTTTAACCACAGCTTCCATACCTCGGCAGGATCTTCGTGATCAATCTTGTGGCCCTTTTCTGCCATTTCCTTTGCTATTTCCCTGTACCAAATATGAGACATAGCATTCTGACTTAGGCTTCTGGGGTTTTCATAAGGGTCTAGCTTGACTGCCAAAGGCGTAATGTAGTCCCAGTCTTGCATCCGCTTAATGATATGAGGCAGCCTTTTCTCTAACTCTTCTTTGCTGCTTACCTTTACATGATCGCCCTGACTCACAGCTTCACCCGCAACCATTTATCCATCATCCGTTCACAACTGTTTTCTAGCCTGCTGGCCGTTGCCACCCTTTCCCTAGCTGCCTTGTCATAACCCAGCCGATTCTTTTCAAATGCAAAGATCGGTTTTAGGTGGTCAGGCGTACAGTATTGCGCCCCGTATAGCCTGCCCTTCAAGGTGCTGTACTTCAGGGTCTCAGGGTTCATTTCGTTGCAGACTTTTACATACTCAGCAATCGTGTAGCATTTACCATCCTCCAGCTTTGGATGCTCGCCCCTAAACTCAACTAACCTTTTTGCATTCTTACTACGCATTCTTTAATTCCCCGTCATAATAAAAGCCAAACTTGTCGAGATAATACTGCTTCATCATTAGCTGCATATCACCATCAAGCCAGCTAATATCTGTCATCTGCATATCTATAGACTTAGCCCTAATACTGTCAGACTTATTTTGCTTTTGAGCTTGAGGCGATCCGCCACGGTCTTGAGCGCGAGATAGCCAAGAATTAACAAAGCGTTTAATACCTTGTTTGGTCTTGCGCTTAGTAGGGTTAGCGTCGCACCATGACTCCATCGCCATTAGTTCTTGGTGGACATTGATAGCAGGGTAGGTACGCTGCCAAGCAATGACATCTTTCTCTTCTGGCTGCCAATCTTCTTTGTTATTTAATAACATATTATTCCCCGAATGCTTGTTGATATAGGTGAGTCTCTATCTTGCTAAAAAATGACTCCGTTGGTTCAAGTTCATTGTATTTCTTTTTGCCGCCATCTTCTCGCTCAATTAGTCCATCAGAGTTTTGACCTTTCCTCTTGATTTCGCAAGTGTTCCAGTAATCAGATTTCCTGCACCACCCCATAAAATTAACATTGGTAGCCAGCTTCTCCCCCTTTGGAATAAGAACACTAGCAAAAACGTAGTAGTGGCAAGGATAATCTTTCTGGTAAAGGTTGACGTGGGTATCGTAAGTCGGCAAACATTCAACAGTTCTTTGCTTGGCTTTTAGGTCAACAGTGGCTCTGCCTATCTTAAAGTCAAAATGATAGCTCGTAGCTGCTGTGTATTCATGCTCTAAAAAACGATCACTTAAAGCGTCTTTGAAAAGCAATTCAGCTAGGTTGCCAGCATATTGACCTGAACCATTATTTAACATCGTCTTGCCGTTAAATGGTTTATTAGTAGCCATCTGTTTGGCTTCTTGATGGTTCCTTTCGCTAGGAATGATAATCATTTGAACCTCCACAGTTCTATTGAATGAAGGTTAAATGTCGTAATTATATTCTTCTGGTATTTTTTCAGGTGGAACCCACCTTATAGGTATTGCTGCTTTTTTCCTACGAACAGCTCTTTCTCTTCTTTTTCTTGCTAGTAATTCTGGACTAGATTTGTAATTAATAACCTTAGCTCCGTTGCATTTTTCACAAGTTTTTGTTTCGCGCTTCATCGTTTTATAACGTAATGCTGTTATAACTCCATCACCAAGACAATGTGAACAAGTTTCTGTGTGCATTTCTTTCTCCTATGGCTCGGCAAGCCTCGCCTTGTGTATTGATAAATTATATTTTGATTACTTTTTTAAAGGTAAATTAAACCCTTTAACAACAAAAAGCTGAAAATTTACGATCTAAGGGCTTGCGCGACTCAGCGGTATAATTCGTGACCGTATCGAATATCTAATCTATCCATTGGTAACTACCGAGCTACCGCAGGGGCTATGTCCACAATTGGCAATGCGACTCCGACGTTTAATTTAAGATTTTCGTCAGCCTCTAGCCCGATCACTTTTTGAATGATGCCTGTAGTTTACCTAAAAGTAAACTATTAATTCCCAAACGCAAGAAACTCATCTAGCGTGATATCAAGGCACATTGCAATTAACTGCGCTGTATGTAGTTTCATGTTTTTATTAGATCGCCATCTTATAACTTGCGGCTTAGAAGTTTTTGCTATTCTGGCAAGCTCACTGGAACTAATATTTTTATAGCTTTGCGCGTTTCTTACGCACTGACCCGCATCAATAAATTTCATCTTACAGAATCCTGTGGTATATTAATTGGGTCGGTTCCCCCGATCGACAACCTCCTATGGTTTGCCCCCCGAAAGGGGGGCTTTTTTACCCTAGAACGGAATGTCAGCATCTAGCTCTTCCATCGTCATATCTTCTTTAGCCGTAGTTCCTTGCCCCGCAGAACCTGCTGGTGATCCTGAGTCGGTATAAAATACCTTAACATTGCCAAGAATAGGGGTTTTAGTCCCAGCGTCACGCTCTTCTTTATCGACGGTCTGGCTGATAAAACCATTGTTGTCATACTGATCAGCTACTGCTGTATCTACAAAGGTAGTAAGGTCAAGATAAGTACCTTTTGCTCCCTTATACAGGCGCGACTTGTCGATTTTGGTAACATCAATTCGTACTGATAAGCCTACTTTCATTTTAACTTCTCCACTTGGTTTAAAATTTCCGCTAAAGCCTTATCGACCTCAGCAGACAGTTTTGCGATATAGTCATCATCGCGTTCTACGCGCACTAGAACGTGCGGCATTTCTGGATGGTAGGCAAAGAAGTCCCACCACTCCCGTTTGGTTATCCACATACAGCCTTGGATTTGCTGCCAGTATTTCTTAACACCGACCTGCGGGTCTCTGAGATAGCTCACCATAGTCTTAGGCGCAGGACATTTAATCTCCAAGCCACCCTCATCGCCTATCAGGCCATCAGGCGAACAGCCAAACTCAAAGCTAGTATCAAGGATAAAGCCAGTCTCGATTACATCATTGCCAGATATGAACTCATACGCTTCCCTAGCTTCTGGCTCGAGCTCAGTGCCGCGCTGCATCCATTCGGTGATATGAAACGGCTCAGATTGCCCTGTAAGGCGTTCTGCGATCAATTCATTGACATACCCATCAGCAGAGGTGCTAGGCTTCCCAGTAAGCGTAATTAGCTTGGCAAACATACTAGCGGATGGCTTGCCCAGTCTTGCAGCAAGCCATTCTGGTGATCCCTGCTCATGGTCCAAGATAATCACTTCTTGGCCTCTAGTGCGGCAACAGCGCGATCAAAGTGTACAGCTAATATCTGATCGACTGAGTTGACCTTCAGCCACTTGCAGAATTTCTCGCTGTCGGCACCAGTTTCATCAAGTAATTTCTTGATGGCTATAATCTGATCGTCAGTGATAACTGCGTTCGCTATTACAGGGTTTATATCTTCACCTGCGTAGATGTAGTGACCAAGCCCAAACATTGCGAAACATTTGACTAGACAGCGCATTTTGCTGGAGTTAATAGCAAACTTATCGGGGTTTGCGATAGCCTTATTGCGGTGATCCATAACAGGAAGCCACATATGCCGCATCATCATCTGATCTTTCTCTGAGCCAGTATGTATATGGACTACGCAACTAATCTCAACTGTCCCTGTATCCTCGCATTTATCCTCTTCGAAAGAGTAATGCAGGTCAGGATAATGCTCCATCATAGTGCCGTAAGCCCAAGCCCACGACAGATATGATAAGTTGCCTTTTTTCTCAATATGCTGAGATACATCAATAGCAGATAGGGTCTGCCAGACTTCTTTAGATAAACTCATTTTGACCTCCTACAGTCATTTCTTTAGCGTATTGCTCACCATAACCAACATAGTAAGCCTCTGATTGCCCGTGTAGGGCTTGATAACCTACAACACAGTCATACTCACCGCGCTCTAGATCATTTAATTCATTGATATTATCCATTTTATTCCCCCTTATAATGTCCAGCTATTTCTTCCCAGTTAATGCCTTCAAAGTCAAGAAAGTCCATAACAACTACATCAAGATGCTTTGTTTCTAACTCAAAATGCTCTAACCATATTTCTTTGATAAAGTCAGCGGTAATTTCAACATCATCTTCTTTATAACCATCTAGCAAGCCGCCAAAGTGTAAATTAATAAGCCAAGTGTTTCTGTTAGTCCATCCGTTGTATTCTGACATAATTTATTACCTTTATTTATTGAATGTGGTGTCATTATGCATGGTGTTTACGAAAATGTAAACTATTATTTAAAAAAAGACAAAAAAAAGCCCCAATTAAGGGGCTGCGGACATAAGTTGGTACTTTGTGTCCGTTAATACGACCAGATCGCGGGGCAAGGGAAGCCATCTTCTTCAGTGCAGGCATCTAGGTGGATAAATCTACCTGATCCTTTCTGCTGGATACCTATTCTCTGTATACCATGCTTCTGGGCCACTCTAATGATCTCTAAGGCGTTTTCTCCGCTGGCCAGTATATCTACTGCCTTACCGTGCGTATGCGCTCCTTTGACCTCTTTTCGGGCCTCTACGGGGTGTTCTGGACACCTGTAAGCAGAGGATAGTGCAAAGCTGAACCCGCATTCTTCACGAATGGCATTAAGGGTAGCCAGAAACCCTAAATCAAATTCTACTTTACCGCACCCGCATTTGCAGGTCAGTTCTTTGGCTTTGAAATAGCCTTCTTCTTTCTTCGGTGCTTTAGCCATTTTACTTTCCTTCTATGTTCTTGGTCTTTTCGAAGCTACGCATACCGCCTAACCCTAATAGACCGCCAAGTATAGGCATAAGTGTACCACCATCTGCTTGCGGTATCACAATGCCGAATCCAGCAGCAATAGGTGAGATTAAGTAGTTGACTCCAAGGGCAAGGACGCAGACCCAGCCTGTTGCTGGTCGCCAAGAGCTTTGGAACCAGTTTCCTTTGGCTTCTTGAGTATTGAGTTTAACCTGTGCCAGTGCAAGTTCCTGTGCGTGTTTATCCGAGAGGGTGCTGATTTCGTGCGCGAGTTGAGCTTTCTGATCTTTGTCCTCGATAAATTTATCTAGCAGCCCAGTGACGGGGCCAATGAGTGAAGTAACAATGCTCATACAATACCTTTCTCAATTAAGAACAAGCCTATAATTAGGGGATACATACCCCAAAGCATTAGCTCGCTTTTCCTGAACCTTTCGGCACCATCATCTAATCGCTTTTCGATGTTGGCGTATCGGATAGCGCATTCTTTCTCGTGGCCTTCTAAACGTATCAGGGCCTCTTTGACTGTAGCCATTATGAGTTCCTAACCAATATGGCTTCGACAAAAATTGAAACCTCGTTATCAGAGCTTGAGCTTTTGCACTCAAAGTGAAAGTCGGTTTTTTCATCAATTCTGAAAGGCACTTGGCGGTCAAAGCTAATGCTCTGCGAGAAGGTTGCCTCTGCAACCCTTAAAGTTCTGCCAGCGGCATTTTTAGCCACGTTTCTTAAATAGAGATACTTCTGGCCATTAACAGTGCCAGAGGTGCAGTCGATTCTAAACAGATAGATGCTGTGGCCTGCGGGTACGGTGTAGACAGATGATTGCGTAGTACCGATCTCAGCACCTATAAAGGCGTAGTTGGTGCCGCCATTGCTGATACTAATATCACCTACGTTAGAGCCAGCTAGTATGACTGCGCTATTTATGCGAAAAAATGTTGCGCTAGTGGTTACTGCTGAAGTGCCTGTGAGGGTAACGGTCTCGCTGATAGCATCGTAATTTGCGTCAAGACCATTGATCAAAACTTCCATAGTATCTGATGCCGATGAACTCACCACACTCATAATGACCGCAGAGCTAGGATAAACATAGTTGCCGCCATCATCCCAGATAGTCTCGTAGGCTGTACCTACTGTGCGATTAAAGCCAAAGATATTAAGCGGCTGAGTATCCCAGATATTGCCTTTGACTATATCGTGCAAAAGGTGCGGGGTGGGTCGAGCTTCATCGAACTGATACATCAGCTTTCCTCTTCTTCCTTGAGGCTGCCAGTAAGCATAGCGACAAATGCATCTTTGCCAACGGTAAGCTGGTCAAGGTTAAATTGTGTGGATTTGATTTTACGGTCGAGATCAGCGCAGTGATTTACCATAGCCTGCTGCTGCTCGGTTAGGTCTTCGTATTGATACTCAACGTCATTGATCGTAATGGGAGTGGTTTTTTTCTCGCCCATGTTAATCTCCTTTCAGGTTAGTTTGGCTTTATTGCCAGTGAACAGTCATTCTATTAAATTAATCCGCTGGTTACTAGATAGTAACTGCCAGCAAAAAATGCCAGCACAAAAATAGTGGCCCCAATGTTCTTTATTGCGTCACCTATCTGACGTTGCTTCTTTAGCTTTGCCAGCCTAGCCTTCTCTAGCTTGTGCTTGTGATCCAGCATAGACTTGTTCTGTATCATCAACATATCTCGCCAGACTTGCTTAGGCGTTATCTTCTTTAGCTCCTTCTCCTGCTCTCGTATGGCGTTCTTAGCCCATGCAAGCTCCAGAGCCTCTTCCTGTGTCAGTACATGATCGCCTGCTTTAGTAGCCTCTTCAATGCTCTCTACAGCTACCTTGCTGTCAGTGAGGCTAGTGAACAATCCCGACAGACCTGACAAGTGATCCCCAGACTCTTTTACGGTAGCAATGCCATCGTTAAGAGCCTTAAGTACACCTACAACTGCTGAGATTTCCGCAATCATTTACTTCTCCGCTATTGGAGCCACAGTCACAAAGCGCAGTACAGTGACACAGCTTGCAATGATACATCCAACAACAGCTTGCCCTGCTGGTGATACAGGCAAGAAGCCTACATAGCCTTGCAGTATGCTGAGGATGGCTAGAGCAATTGAGAACTGTACAGTCTTAGACTTTAGGGCTTTGAATATAATGTCCATTTATTCCTCCAGTGATGCCTGATAAGCCGCAACAACTGCATCAGTATGCACAGCAGCACAGATAGCCTGTACCTCTGCTGATTCGTTGCTGTAGTCATCACCTGCGGTTATAACGTGGCGATGGTAGCCTGAAGATAGCTCTACGCCGTCTTCTAGGACTTTTGTGCAGGTTCTAATCTGTACGCTTTTAAACTCGCCACAAATCTCAATCTTGTCTTCAGATACTACTTTTTCAAGTGCCATTACGCGGCCTCCTTCTTATATGTTTTATTTAAAACCACATTGCTGATTGTGGCAGATGTCGTGTTATACATTTTAGCAATAGCTGTTTGTGTCATGCCACCTTGATAGAGAACTCGCATATTCTCAGCTTCTTCAAACAAAAAGTGCCTGCTTTTTAATCCTTGTTGCCTAGCAACCTCTCGTTGTTTTTCTGATGGATTACGAAGGCCAGTAGCGAAAGCGTGTTTATGGTTTTCAGAGTGATTGCACCACTCAAGGTTTGCCACTCGATTATCTAACTTGTCACCGTTAATGTGGTTAACACAATCTTTGCTTTCGTGCTTATTACAAAACGCTAATGCGACCAAACGGTGAATTGATTGTGTTTTATTGTGAAGTCTTACTGACAGGTATCCGCTTCCCGTTACGGCTGGTTTTAACCACCTGTTAGTCTTGTAACTCCACACGCGTCCATCCTTGCTAACTGCGTATGATTCATCGATGTTTTTAAGTTCTTTCATTGTATTGCTCCTGTCTGTGCCTAGAGTCCACTAGGCGTATGGTTGTTAAACGTGATATGTTACTGAAAGAAAGAAATCGTTATTTGTACCTGAAGTGCTTCCCCCATAACCGTAAATTTGCGTTCCCACTACTTGATTAGAAATTGTAATAGCATTTGAAACATCGGAAAGTGAAGCGGCACTTCTTCCTGCGGAACTAAAAGGAAGGCCGTTTATTATAAAAGAGGTGCTTGCGGGGTTAGTCTTTAGCCATGCAGTGGCCGTAACAACATCGCCTACTTTTGTGTACCTTGCATTTACTATGCTGTTAATAACTAAGTTTCCAGCATTTGCAGGAGTCCAAGTCCCCTCCTCATAGTCATCCAGCTTGTTAGCAGCACCTGTGCCGCCTAAGTAGACACCGCCTGATAGGTAGAGGTCTTTGAAGCGTCCGCCAGAAGTACCTAAGCTGATGGACGCATCTCTTCCTGCATTGGTAGAAATGTTATGTGGACTAATTGCGTCTGACCCATCAATAAATCTAAATCCAGTATCACCTGTACCAATAGCAATATCTCCGTCTTTAGCAGCAATATTACCTACGGCTGTGCCTGCCTTGTAAAGCTGAATAATTGCACCATCTGAGCCAACACGGTTAAATAACCCTGCTTCTGCGGTCGCCCCTGCCATGATAGTGCCGCCACTAGTTATTCCTGCGCCACTGCCGCTTGAGAATGTAAATGGAATTGTAGACGTAGTACCCACAAGCAAGTTACCGCTGGAGTCTATGCGCATGCGTTCTGACCAGCTTAAAGAAGTATCTGCTGTGCCTGATGCGGCATTAAACCATTTATGTGCGTTGTCAGTAGAGTCTTGAATATAACGCTGTGCTGTATTGGTAGTCGTGTACGCCCAGCCTGAACCACCAAAATAAGCGTTGTTGCCTATCTCCATAGCAGTTTGAGCAGAGCGACCATAAATGTAACCAGAGTTGCCAAGCTGCATAGGAATAAAAGAAGTATTCCAAGTTTCAGGAACGATACCAATACCCACACGACCGCTGGAGTCTATGCGCATGCGTTCTGTTGCGCCTGTTTTAAATACCAGCGGAGGATATGCTCCACTCCTTGCGTCAGCCGCTAGTGTTACTGCACCGTTTGCCCCACCTAAATCAAAGTCAAGGTATGTTCCTGCTGCTCCATCGTACATAAAGGTAGCAACATTCGCGTCTCCGTTACCACTTACCACGAGTTTGCTTGTTATGTCGGTAGCAGAATCTCCAATCTTCACGTTGCCGCTGGAGTCTATGCGCATGCGTTCTGCTGTAGCAGTATGAAACCGCATAGAATCATCAACGTGGTAATAGAAAAGCTGTCCTGCGTCAGCCCCATCGTTAAAATAGATACTACCGCCGTTAGTAGCGTCACTGTGTAACCTAACGTCAGCCCATCCTGCACCCGCACTAACTTTGATTGTTTCTGATCCGCCGCCTCCACCTACTTCTAAGCGCGTACTAGGCGAACTAATACCAATACCCAAAGACTCCGCAGACGCATCCCAGAAGAACTTAGGCGTTGTGCCTGTGTCCTCGTAGAAGCTGATGTCTCCGCCTTCTGTTATTCTAAATGTTTGTACGTTTCCTAAATCTATCTGAAATCTTGGATTCGCCCCTACGTTATTTCCATCCACATCTAGTAATGCAACTCCATTAAGGTCTGAATATATATTTAAGAAAGAATTGTTACTACCGTTTCTAATTGACAGGGAAGATGAAGTTCCACCTGAATTTACAGTCAGCCCATCCGCCGTGACCGTACCCGTGACATCAATTCCAGAGGCTGTGGTGGCTAGTTTGAGTAACCCGTTGTGATATATTTTAACGTCGGAATCAACTGTTCCAAAAACCATTGGTTTTGTGCCGTCAGCATTATATAGACCTACGCCATTACCATTAGATGCTAAAGCTAAAACCCCGTCTCCACTATCTTTTACCCAGCTATTAGACCCATCATGATAAATCTGTAGGTCAGAGCCAGCACCGAAGATAGCTTTTGAGTTATCGGTAAACGTAATGTTGCCAGTAAAAGCCGCACCAGATAGCTCGGCCTTATCGGTATTTAGATTGGTAAAGTTAGCATCAACTTCATTATTAGTAAGGGGCGAGCCTTTGCCTGCCCTTGTTGTAATAGTAGACATAGGTAGCC